TTACCAATATTTTATTTATTCATTTTAATTATTATAAATGAAATAATAATAGACTTATGCTTTAATATTTTATGTGGGTTATTTTTCTGAACATTTTTATTTTTTTTATACTTTTATTTTTTTTTATATTTTTTTTTCGTCTTGTCATTTTGCTTATTGTTTTTCTACCAGCTTTTTGTATTAAACCATAAGGGTTTTTAACTCCTATAACGTTCATTATATATTATATAAATATTATATTTATAATTTTATTTATAATATAAGTTAAGACTTAAATGTAGGTTTTGTTGTATCTGTTATATTATTATTTGCGTCTATTGTATTATCCCTTTTTATTATTGGCATATGACGAATATGTGTTATAGTATTAGAGTTAAATTTATCGTCATAATTTGTTATTTGTGATATGTGATGAATAGGCGTTATAGTAGTTGAATCTATATCAGTGTCACTTGTAATTGTATCTGTAGTGGTTGTTATTGTTGGCATATGTTTAATAATTATAATTTCGGTGTTATTATCACTACTTGTTGTATCCAATGGTTCAGTAGTTATTGTATTGGTTGGTTCAGTTGTTGTATTAGTTGGTTCAGTAGTTGTTGTATTAGTTGGTTCAGTAGTTGTTGTATCAGTTGGTTCATTAGTTACTGTATTATCTAAAGGTTTTACTGGAGTAAAAGTATTTCTTGTTTCATCAATAATCTGCTTTGCTTTACTTTTAAGTGTTTGTATTTGTTTTTGTGTTGTATCAAATATTTTTTGTTCTACAATAGCTTCAAAAATTTTCATACCATTTACATAGTCTGTTTCACATTTTAAATATAAATTAATTATATATTTTCTAGTTTTAAAAACTATATTTTGTAAAAGTTCATCAGTTAAATTAGGATTTACACGAATAACTTTTTTTTCAGAATATGGGTCTTTAACGAATATAAATAATTCATTTATAATATAAAGTAACTTGTATTGATTATTTGCTGCATCATTAATCATATTTTTAATATTATTTGCATACTTAATAAACAACTCATTATTTTTATTTAAAGTAACTTTAGATTTTAAAACAGAGTTTTGGCCTAGACACCCACTTAGATTTCTATAGTCTCTTAATTTAATATCACTAAATTTAGTAATTTCTGGTGGCATAACTTCATTACCAGTAAATGTTGTATAAAATAGTTTTAAATCTGATAAAAATTGAGCTTTGGTTTTTTCAGACATTCCTGTAAATGTTCCATTAGAATAGTCATAATTATCATCAAAGTATAAGTTTAAAAATTCTGGAATTCCTGGTTCATCTTTTAGATTTTTTACTGTACCGTCTTTGTTAATATTCATATTACATACTTTTGGTTGAATAGTAACATTTCCTGAAAAATCATAAATCTCTCCTTGTTTAAGTGCTCTAATTCTATTATCACAAATATTATATTTACTTATTTTTCTTTTTGTATTTTTAGGTATATTATCTTTTTGTAACAATCCAGTATGTACAGTTTGTCCTGTATTATCCTTATATGTGTAAACAGGATTAATTGTCATAACAATTGCTGCAAATATATGAGCTATTTTTACATAAAATTTAGCAATACCTATACATACTCTCTTTTTTTTTATACTTTTTTGAGTGTCATTAGATATATCTAAACCTTCTAATTCGTCTTTATTAATAAAACTAACATTTTCTTTTTTTAAATCATTAACTATAACTCCATTTTTAACTCTTTGTGCTAGAAAAGTAACTTCCATATCATTAAAATACTTATTAATAATATCAGATGTTAGAATAACTAATTTATTACAATAATCTTTTTCAGAAAGCTTACTAAGACTTTTAAAATCCATTGTTAAAATATAATGACTAGCAATATAATCTATTACCTCATAAAAGTTATTAAATTCTTTATTAGCTTCTTTATTAGATTCTCCAGAATTAGATGAAATGCTATTTCCCATATATTATAACAAATTAAAAAAATATAGGTAAAAAAAATATAAATAAAATTGAATTAAAAATATATTATCTATTAAAAGATAATAAAACATGTCAAACGACAAAAGCAAAAAAAGGAAAACAAATTCAGTTGATAGAAAGGAATTATGGAATATATTTGATACTGAAGTTGAAAATGCTAATAAGAAGGATTTACCATTAGAATGTATGTATCGTTCTTCAGGAAATAGAGAAGTATGTGATAGATGTGAAAGTATATTAGCATTTTCAGATGAGGGTTTCCTAACTTGTACAAATCAAAAATGTGGTATTATATATAAAGATTTAATAGATCAAACACCAGAATGGAGGTTCTATGGAGCAGATGATAACAATAATTCAGATCCAACTAGATGTGGAATGCCAATTAATACATTACTTGAAGAGTCTTCATATGGCTGTAAAGTGTTATGTAATGGTCCAATGACGTATGAAATGAGAAAAATTAGACGTTATACTGAATGGCAATCAATGCCTTATAAGGAAAAGTCGCAATATGATGAATTCCAAATTATAACTAATATGGCTCAGAATTCTGGAATGCCAAAAATGATTATTGATGATGCAATACGTTACCATAAAAAAATATCAGAATTTGATTTTACTTTTCGTGGTGATAATAGAGATGGTATTTTAGCTGCTTCAATATATATTTCTTCTAGAATAAATAATTATCCTAGAACACCTAGAGAAATAGCAAATATGTTTCATTTAGATATTACTAGCGCTACAAAAGGATGTAAAAATGCGTTAACAATTATAAATAATTTAGAAAAGGATATGGATAATAAAGAAAAAACAAATTTTGGACAGACAAAACCAGAAGCTTTTATAGAAAGATATTGTAGTAAATTAAATATAAATGTTGAACTAACTAAGTTATGTCAATTTATTTCAATTAAAATTACAAAGCAAAATATTATGCCAGAAAATACCCCACCTTCTATAGCTGCAGGGGTTGTATATTTTATTTCTCAAATATTTAAACTGAATATAAGTAAAAGAGATGTAAAAAATGTTAGCGAAACAAGTGAAGTAACAATTAATAAATGTTTTAAAAAATTAGAAAAAAATAAAGATGAATTAATCCCAGCTACATTGTTAAAAAAATATAACTTATAAAGTAAATAAACAGTAATATTTATTTTAATGATTTATAAATTTTACCAATTTTATCAAATTTATCAAAAATTATTTTTTTATTATGTTTTTTTATTCTTTGGAATATTTCAAAAAAATCTCTCTCCAATTGCTCAATTTCATCAGTTTCATTTACTTCACCACAGCATCTATTATTTAAATCTTCATATTCACTATTTAGTATTGTTGCTTCATTATTAATTACACTAGTTTCATTATCTTTTGGTTCATATAAAAACCCTGATTTACCACATAAATTTTCATTATTTCTACAATGAATAGCAAAATTATTAGTTATTTTTTCTTTACCATTATTATAAGAAATCTCTTTAAACATTTTACAAACCCCTAATTCAGATGAGTTTAATTCACAATTTGGCTTAACAAACCATTTACAACTTGTGCAATGTGGATTATTATTATTATAACATAGAATAAAACTAACCGATGAAAGCAGTAGTAAAGAGAATAACATTTTATATATTTTATAATGTTATTATTACTTTAAATATATTTTTTAATAGTTATAAATTTTAAAATAAAAACTTTGATAAAATTATAAATGAATAATGTATTAATGAATGAAGTAATTATACCCAAACGGGTTTTTATTGTTCCATATAGAAACAGAACACAGCATAAATTCTTTTTTTGTAAGTATATGAGTTTTATTTTAGAAGATTTTAATGATTATGAAATATATTTCTCTCATCAATGTGATGCTAGAACTTTTAATCGTGGTGCAACCAAAAATATAGGCTTTATGGCTATTAAAAATAAATACCCTCAGCATTATAAAGATATAACATTTATTTTTAACGATGTTGATACTATACCATTTAATAAAATTTTTGATTATGAAACGAAACAAGGTATTATAAAACATTATTATGGTTTTAAATATGCTCTAGGAGGTATTATAGTTATAAAAGGTTCTGATTTTGAAAAGCTTAATGGGTTTCCTTGTTTTTGGGGATGGGGTATGGAAGATAATGCTTTACAAAAAAGATGTGATAAAGCAGGATTATTCGTTGATAGAAGTTTATTTTATAATATAGGAAGTCCAGAAATTTTACAGCTATTTGATGGTATTTCTAGAATAATAAGTAAAAAGGATCCTTGGAGGGGAGAACATGATAACGGTATAGATGGAATAAAAACTATTTCACAATTAAAATATAATATTGATGAAAAATCGGAGAATTCAAATGATAATATTTTTAATTTTCATAATTCAAGAATATTTTTTATAAACATATCTACATTTTTAACATATATACCTTTTGGGTCAGAAGAATATTATAGTTACGATTTAAGAGAGCCAAAAAGAAAAATTATAAATCCTGATAAAATTAAAGAGACAAAAAAAACAGTTGTATCAACAAATGATTGGTCTAATATTCCATATTATCCTACTACAAGAGAGAAAAGAGAAAATGTAGCAAAATATTTAATGTCTATGGGTAAAGTTATACCAGAAAATCTATTAAAACAAATAGAAGAAGATAAGAAAAATGAAATAGAACAAGATACATATAATAATTTTAATAATGGAAATATTCAAGAGAGAAAAGAAGAGTCTAATTTTATAAGACAAAATTTTCGTCCACAACAACAAATACATCAACAACCTCCTCCTCATAAATTTTCACCACAATATGCTAACTATGTAGGAGCCAAACCAAGAGCGCAAGCCAGTGCTAAAATAAGATTAGGAGGTGCTTACTAAAAATTAAAATATAACATTATATTTAATATTTATAACGAAACTCCACATTTTAATGAAAAATGACAACATTAAAGAAGATTGGATAAAAAATTGTCACGATTTAAATAGAAATAAATATAATAATAATATTGTATTACACCTTTTTACATATCAAATTCCGATTTTTTTTACACCTTTGGACATTTAAAACACCGATTTATTTTTTACACCTTTTTACATTTACTACGAAGTGAAACGCCGATTATTGAT